TGTAATGGGCGATGCAGACATGAAAGTTGATGGTGATGTTTATTCTTTAGTAGAAGGTGATTCAACAACAAAAGTAAAAGGTGATGCTTCTATCTTTGCTGGAGGAGATTTAGATTTATCGGCCGGAGGTGAATTAGGTACTGTAACAATCAATGCGCCAGATGGTATTAATTTAAACGGTGATGTTACAATAAATGGTATGTTAAATGCTGTGAATAGCATTTATTCTGGAGATAATATTCTTGCAGGAAAACAATTATTCTCTTATTTTGGAATACAAACACTTGGAGGAATTAATTCTGGTTTTACTTCGGAATCTCCAGTACCACCTGGTCTAATAACCGCTACTGTTAAAGTCGAAGCTCCAGGAATTGTAGGTTCAGCTTATGTCAGAGATTCGGTTGGAACGATGCAGTTAATAAGAAACATTTACAATATACACAAACATCCTGCACCAAAGGGTCCGACTGGCCCTCCATTTCAGAAACAATAAATTATGGCAAATACAATTTTTGGTCGTTTAAATTTTAATTTCGATACTAATAAATTTGGTAGCGGTTTTTACATCAGTCAAAATGCTGCAAATAGTTTAAACACTTTTCCCTCTGATATTATAAGTTGGCAAAAGAAAGAAATTGCAAATGGTAATATTTCTATTTCGAACTACTTTCAAAATCCAGTAAGTTCAATTTCTACAAGCATATCTTCAAATACTACATTAATTCGAAATTTTTGTTTAAATGACACTTTAGTTACTTTTCCATCAAATTTTGCTGAAGCTCAAAATTTAGCAAATACCGCTAATAATCTATTGATTCAAATATTAGATTTTAAATCACATACTGATAATATGTCGAGGTTGACAGTTGCAACCAGCAATACAGAGGCGGTGATAGATACTGCTAATATACCAAATTATGATAGTGCAATGTCCCAAGGTCAAGAATTGGTCACCCTTTTATATCAAACTGAATCAGTAAAAAATACGAGTGCTATACTAGGTTGTTTCACAAGTCTTTTCATTAATACGGAACTGACTGCAAATAACTCTGTAGTAAAAAATGGGTATATAACTTTGACGAATTCGTATAATGGAACGACCAGTAATATATCTAATTCGGCTTTGATAACGATTCGAAACGATTTAGAAACCGCTAATACATTGATGTACAACCAGAGAACATCAGATTGGAATTTCTTTAAAAAACAAAGGCAAATTTTAGACGATTATAATTTTGTTTCAAAGTTCAATACAGTTGGAAATACAGAAAACTTTTTAATTCAAAACTATATCGGTACGACCTTTCTTAAAAATAACCTGGCAAATACGTAATAAATAACCAATGGCTACAGTAACGACAAAAGTAACAAGGCAATTTAAAGACTTAGATCTGGCCTTTAATATACATCCTGTTCGGAAAGACATAAACAAACATGTTGCCGAACAAGCGATCATCAATTCAATAAAAAACATTATTTTGACCAATCATTATGAGAAACCTTTTAATGCTGATTTCGGATCAAATATTCGTTCTATGTTGTTTGAAAATATTGATGCAATCACCGCCATTAGTCTTGAGAGAGAGATACTTCAAACCATAGAAAACTTTGAGCCTAGAGTGAGTGTTTCAAAGGTGGTTGCAATACCTGATTTTGATAATAATGGTTATAAAATTCAACTGGAATTTTACATAATAAATTTAACTAATCCAATAACAATTCAATTTTTCCTACAACGAGTAAGATAATGGCAAATCGTTTAATAGTAACAGATTTAGATTTTGATGCAATCAAATCAAATTTAAAAAATTTCTTAAAACAACAATCAGAATTTTCTGATTATGATTTTGAAGGTGCAGGTTTAAATGTATTAATGGATATTTTAGCATATAATACACATTATAATGCATACTACATGAACATGATTGTTAATGAATCATTTTTAGATTCTTCTATTTTGAGAAATTCGGTAATATCTCATGCTAAAAAATATGGTTATACGCCACGATCTGTTAGAACGCCTGTTGCAAAAATAAATTTTACAATAAATTCTTTAAATTCAACTCCAGCTTCTTTAACTTTGCCGGCCGGTTATTCTTTTTTATCAAATTTAATTGACACAAAATCTTATAGTTTTGTTACTTTGGATGATGTGACAGTTACTAAAACAGCAAATAATTTTGTGTTTTCAAATTTATCGATTTATGAAGGAAAGTTAAATTCATATACATTTACACATACTCAATCTTCAAATCCTAAACAAATTTTTACTATTCCCGATTTGAATATTGATACAACAACTTTAAAAGTTACAGTAAAACAATCAACATCAAATACTTCTTATGTTGTTTATTCTTTAAATTCTGATGCTTTATCGGTTACAAATACCTCAGAAGTATATTACTTGCAAGAAAGTCAAGACGGAAAATATCAAATTTATTTTGGAGATGGTATTTTAGGTAAAAAAATTCCTGATGGAGGAGTTGTTACTGTATCATATCTTGTTACTAACGCTGACGCAGCTAATAAAGCAAATAACTTTATAGCAACTTCAACGGTAGGAGGGTATTCTAATTTTACTGTCAGTTCAATAAACGCAGCTTCTGGAGGTTCTCAACGAGAAACAGTAGATGAAATAAAATTTGCAGCACCTTTGCAGTTTACATCTCAAAATAGAGCAGTTACTAAAAACGATTATATAAAATTAATTCAACAAAAATACCCTCAATTTGAGGCCGTAAACGTTTGGGGTGGTGAAGAAAATGATCCTCCTGTTTATGGTAAAGTTTTTATATCAGCAAAACCTCGCCTCGGTTTTGAAATAACTGAATCAGAAAAAGAATTTGTTAAAGAACAAATTTTAAAACCTATAAGTGTTCTTACCGTTTCACCAGAGATTGTTGATGTTGATTATAATTTTCTAAAAATTATCTCAAAAGTTTATTATGATCCAACAAAAACAGTTAGTAATATAAACAACTTAAAAACTAATGTTGAAACAAAAATAAAAGAATTTTGTAATGAAAATTTAAATACATTTAATTCAATTTTTAAACCATCAACGTTAAAAACAGAAATAGATAATTCAGATAATTCTATTATATCAAATGAAATGCAGTTGTTTTTGACGAAAAAATTTAAACCTGATTTAATAAATTCAAATAGTTATATTTTAGATTATGGTGTTTCTTTAGATAAAGGCACAACACTTGATAATTTATATTCAAATCCTAATTTTACGATGTTAGATGAAAACCAAATACGGAGAGAATGTTTTTTTGAAGAAGTTCCGTCATCTTTTACAGGAGTTGAATCTATTACAGTAACAAATCCTGGTTTAGATTACCTGTCAACTCCTACAATTGAGATTATTGGTGATGGTCAAGGAGCTCAAGCTACTGCAATTATAGTTAATGGAAAGTTATCAAAAGTCGAAGTTAAAAATCCTGGAGTAGGGTATACTACTGCAACTATTCGCATAGTGGGAGGAGGAGGTCGTCTGGCGGCCGCTTCAGCTGTTTTAGAAGGTCGTTTTGGACAAGTAAGAATTGTTTATTATAAACCTGATGAAATTACAAATGAAAATACTAAAGTAATTTTAAACTACGGAAAAAATAATGGAGTTACAGGAAAAATAGATTATGTTCTTGGAAAAATTTATATTGACAATTTTAATCCATTAGATGTTGCAAACGATTTTAAAGAAATATCTATTAATATACAACCAAAATCATCTATTCTATCTTCTGTAAAAAATAAAATGTTATCTTTTGATGAAGAAGATCCAACAAGTGTTGTTGTAGAGGCTTATAAAGTATAATGACTAATGTAATTACTTCATCTATAGTTGAAAGTCAACTTCCAGGATACGTTCAAGAAGATTATCCTAAATTCGTAACATTTTTAGAAAAGTATTACGAATGGATGCAAACAAATAATCAACTCTCAAGTGCTTTAGAAGATTTTGAAAATTCAAAAGATTTGGATCAATCTTCTGAATTTTATTTGAATTTATTAAAAGAAGAATTGATACCTTATTTTCCAGAAGAAATACTTTTAGATAAATCTAAATTATTAAAGTTTACAAATCAATATTATAAATCAAAAGGCACACCAAGTTCTTTAAAGTTTCTTTTTAAAATTTTATATAATGAAAACATCGATATTTTTTATCCTAAAGAAGAAATATTAATTGCATCTGATGGAAAATGGGCATTACCATTAGCTCTTCGAATTGATACTGATGATAACAATATTTTTGATTTGGTTGGCGTTAAAATTACAGGTGAACTATCAAAAGCTACAGCTGTAGTCGAAAGTGTTACTCGTTCTATTGATAGACAGCTAGGTATTGAATATGTTGAATTGTATATTTCAAACATTAAAAAGTTGTTTAAAACTGGTGAAACAATAATAGGAAAATATTTTGATGAGGAATTAAATGAAATAACAGTAACGGGTAGATTGATTGGATCGTTATCGGAAATAAAAATCAACCCTCGTTATAGAGGTTTATTTTATAATGCTTTTGATACTGAAACAGGTTATCAAGGTGATCCAGTAACAATTATTGGTGGATTAAATCCTTTGCCACCATCCGGTTTAACTCCTGTAGGTGCATTGGCTACTGTTGGTGAAGTGACAAAAGGATCTATTATTGAAGTTTCAGTACTTAACGGTGGTTTTGGATTTAGAGAACCTACAATTGCTGATACTTCTCTCATAGATTTTACTGGAGGTTTTTTAAATTCTGTTTTAGGTCAAGAAAGTCAAGCTCAAATTAAACTTGTTGATCAATCAAATTTTAGAACTTTAAATGTAAGCAATGTTAGTATTGAAACAATTTATAGTTTAACTTTAGACCAATCAGCAAACACAGGAAATATTGAAAACTGCCAAATTAATTTTGTTACAACCAAACAATCTTTAAATGTTTTTCCTATTGCTTTTGTTGAAACAGACGGAACAGGTGGTGGATACAGAAATTTACCTGAAGCAGACTTTTACAGTTTTTATATGGAAGAAATGTCTGATATTTTAGTTATAAGTTCTACTGTTGCTGTAAAAGGTACAAACATATTAAGTGATTTCGATCAAGATTTAACTTTATCATTTGAACCTGGAGATTATGTTAGATTATTTGTAAAAAATAGATTTGAAGAAATTAGAAAAATTCAAAATGTTTTTACTAATTCTATACGTTTAGAAGGTAAAATTTTTGAAAATGATATTGTTGGTATAAGTGTATATAAAATATTACGTAGACCAATTACGGATGTTGGCTCTTTAGGTAGAATTGAAATTGTTGATGGTGGAGAAAATTACAATGTAGGAGATTATTTAATTTTTTCTGGAGGTTCAGGATATGGAGCAAACGCTCAAATATCTGGTATACACTTAGCAAATAATGGAATAAAGTCTGTAGTATTTAATGAGTCTATTAATTTAATTAGAGGCGGTGAGGGTTATCGCCAAGATTCTTTACCTTCAATAACTATTAATAGTACAACAGGTTCAAATTCAAATCTATATGTAAAAGAAATATTAGGAGATGGAGTTGATGTTGACATTTTCACAACAAGAATTGGTTCAATTACAAAATTAAGAATTGTTAGTTATGGATATGACTATGTTGAAGCACCTAAAATTTCTTTGAGAAACGCAGATTTATTTGTATCAAACGTAACTTCTGGTCAACTTTTTGTTTCTAATACTGTGATTTATCAAGGCGAATCTTTAAGTAATTCTAATTTTTCTGCTACAGTAGAAAAATATGTACCAAGTACAGGATTTTTAAGAATCTTTAATTATAAAGGCACATTAACAAACGATTTACAAATTTCATCAAATACATCACCTGTTGTTACAGCTAATGTGGTATCTCAAAAATATTATGGAGATGGAAAAGCTAGAGCTACAGCAAACTTTGAAAACGGTTTGATTCGATATCCTGGAATCTATTTAAATACTGATGGACATTTAAGTTCTGATAAAAAATTTCAAGATGATAAAAAGTATCATAATTATTCATATTTAATTTCAACTGAAAATGATTATGGTAAATTTAAGAAATCAATAAATGAAATTTTACATCCTATTGGAACGAAAACATTTGTTAACAGAATTAATTCAAATGACGAAAAAGTTTCAAACACCGACCTTTCTGTTATCAATTTAACCAGAAAAACATTATCAAATACATTTAACATTGTTTCTGGTTCAAATAACATGATAGCTGTAGGATCTTCACCTAATTTAAGTAATATTGTTAATGTTGGTGATATGGTAATATTAACAAACCTTTATAAATCAACAAATGGAACCGTAAATGTTACATCTTCTTCAAATGTCGTTACGGGAAGTAATACCACTTTTATTAATGATTTACAAGAAGGAGATACGATTTACATTAGTTCAGGAAATACGACAACCATAAAAACCATTACAAATTCCACAAGTCTAGTTGTCAATACTACCATAAATGTTTCAAATACTGGCCAGACGATAAACCTAGTTTTCGACTCTCTTAAAACAGTTACTTTTGTTAATGCCAATACTATTTTAGTGTCTGGAACATTCGACATTACGTCTAACTTAGTCACCACAATTCTTCAAAAAATCTAATAAATAGACCCATGGCTTCCTTACTAACATATCAATTTGCTACTACTTTGGCAGAAAGTATTTACAACCTACTCGATGTAAATGCTAATTCATATTTGCCTATTAATAGGCGTTCATATATTTTTGCAGCAGTTGGAAAACAAACTCCATGGAATGTGGGTACAGAAGTGGCACCTACACCTGGTCAATCAATTCGACAGTTGAATTCGTATTACGATAGAAGTGTTGTGGCGAAAAGAATATCCCAAGAAAATGCATCTTTTGTTGTTCCAAGAGTTAATTGGACTGCAAACACTCTTTATACGTTTGCTGCTTGTGGATTATGCCCAGCTGGAACTCCATTCTATGTTTTAAATTCTAAAGATCAAGTTTTTAAATGCCTTTGGAATAATGGTGGTACAAATTCAAACACCGAACCACAATTATCATTATCTTCAACTTCTCTGGAAGAACCATTTTTTAAGACGGATGATGGTTATAAATGGAAATATTTGTATACTTTTACATCACAACAAAAACAGAAGTTTTTGACACAAGATTATATGCCTGTTGTATACAATAAATTCGTTAGAACGGCCGCCGTTAATAGAAGTATTGACATAGTTAGAATTACAAATTCAGGTAATAATTATGTTGATGGTTCAACACAAGATATTATAACTATATCTGGTGACGGTACAGGAGCAATTTTAAAAGCTAATGTTGCCAATGGAAAAATAATTGATATTGTCGTTCAAGATAGAGGAAAAGATTATACAAAAGCAAACCTGGCCTTTGCTGACGTTTCTGGTGGAATCGGATCAGCTGCGGCCGCCGAAGTGGTATTATCACCACAAAATGGTCACGGTTATGACCCTGTTGAAGAATTGTATGCGAATACTATAATTTTTAATGTCGATTTCGATGGTTCCGAAAACAATATTTTTCCAGCGGAAAACGAATATAGAGAAGTTTTTTTGTTAAAAAATCCTTATGAATATGATACGACCGAGTTGGCAGGAGATAGTTTGTATACCTTATATACAAAAATTAAAGTTTCTGCTGGTATAGGTGATTTTATCTATGACGAAAAAGTTTTTCAAGGAGTAACTTTAGAAACTTCGACTTTTAATGCGGATGTTATTTCTTTTGACCGTATTCAAAATATTCTTTATATAAACAACATTGAAGGTACACTTGAAACAAATGATCCAATAAAAGGACATACAAGTGGTGCTATTAGAGTAGCTATAAATAAAACTGATCCCACATTAGAACTTTATAGTGGTAAAATTTTATATGTTTCTGATAAAACTCCAATAACGAGAGATCCAGACCAAATGGACAGAATTAGATTTATTTTAAAATTCTAGAGGAATAAATGACAACTTTTTTTAATTACGACCCATATTTTGATGATTTTGATGAAGATAAGAATTACATGCGAGTTCTTTTTAGACCTGGTTATTCAGTTCAGGCTAGAGAACTAACTCAGTTACAAACAGTTTTACAAAATCAAATCGAAAAATTTGGCAATCATATTTTTAAAAGCGGTAGTCCCATTACTGGTGGTAAAATTTCTTTAGATGACCGAGCATTTTATGTTATATTAAATTCACAATATAATAGCGAAGATGTTGATGTTTCTTTATTTTTAGACAAAACAGTAATAAGTTATAATTCAACAAAAATAGTAAGGGCAAAAGTTATTGCTGTAGATAACAGTACAACTAATCCAATATTAATTGTAAAATATTTAAGTTCAGATTTTTTTAGTGAAGAAGATGAAATAAAAATTTTTGGTCAAAATATTTTTGCTGAAGTTCGAGATTCAAATGCTGTTGGTAGATCATATGTAGCCAGTATTCAAGAAGGTGTTTACTATTTTAAAGGTAATTTTGTAAAAGTTGTTCCTCAATTTTTAATAGTTGAATTATTTTATAAAATAGGTTACAATAGTGAATCAATAAACAAAAAACCAACTTATAAAATTGGAATTGAATTTGAAGAAAATATTATTGATGAAGTTGATGATACCTCATTGTTAGACCCAGCTCAAGGAGCTTTTAATTATCAAGCTCCTGGTGCAACTCGATATAATATTGCTACAAGGTTATCTAAAAGAACATTAGATTCTGCTGACGAATCTTCTTTCTTTGAAGTCATTCGTTTAGTTAATGGAATTAAAACTAAAGAAATTGATTATCCAATTTATAGTGAAATTGAAAAAACTTTAGCTCGAAGAACTTTTGAAGAATCTGGAAATTATACTGTTGATCCTTTTGTTATTTCTCTCGAAGAAGAAGCTTATGATGCAAATAATACTTTAGATCCAGATTCTTTTACTGCCGTTCTTGATCCAGGTAAAGCTTATGTTGGTGGTTATGAAGTTCAAACTATAGCTCCTACTAAGTTGACTATACCAAGAGCTCGCCAAACATCAAATGTTTCTGACTACGATTTACCAACAAATTATTCAAGTTATGTTGTTGCAAATACGGCATCCGGTACTTTAGATATTTCAAATTTTCCTTTATTGGACATTCATTGTGTACAATCAACTTTAGTCAATACAGGCACAACAGCACAATACAATTCTACAAAAATTGGCACTTTGCGAGCCAATATGATAAAGTATAATGATTCTACACTATCAACCTTAGGAACTACACATACTTTTTATATACATGTTTTTGATGTTTCTTCTACTCCAATTACAGGAAATGTTTTTAATATTGGGTCAACAAATACTGTCATTGAATTAGATTCTGCTTTTTCAACTACTGCTTCAGATAATTGTTATGCAAATATGTATTTTAGAATTACTGATGGTGCGGGTTCTTCTTTAGCTCCAATATTAATTCTTTCTTCAGATGTAAGTGATAATACCATAACTTTAACAAAACCTTTACCTTTTATACCTTCAGGTAATGCTTTTGTTATTGAAACAGATTTTAAAGTAGCTCGTTCTCTTATTAAAAAAGATGGTGAATCATTAACATTTACAAGCAATATTGATAGTGCTTCTAAAAATCCAATCACAGGTTATTCTTTTATTACTGAGCCAACAAAGACAAGTTTAATTTTTGATACTCCATTTGAAGCTATAAAAGAAGATAGTATTGAAAATTTAGATTTTTATGCACGAAAAACTTATTTTGATAAGTTATCAGACGGTACAGGTTTGATGACAATTTCTACAACAGGAACGGATACTTTTGATTTTGCAGGTTCACCAGGAACTTTAACAGATAATCAAATTTTAAACAATATTATATGTTTCATTAGATACAATTCAACATCAAATGCAACATCAGGTATTACACCTAATACTGTTTTAAGTTTAGCAAATAATCTTTTTACTGTAACAGCAATTAGTAATAATTCAATTACAATTGATTTTGATACTGCTGGTGTTAGAGCTGATTTCATAATAAAAACAAAAGTAAATGATGCTGAAGATGGTTCTTCGGGTGCTATTAGAGGAAAACAAATGACTCCTCTCACCACAGGTGAAGATTTGCATGCTAAAGTACCTTATAATTTAGTACCTTTGGGTGATACAATTAGCTTTGCTAATACTGGAACAGTAACAGGTTTTACTGGAGGATTGGTGTTTGAAGATGTTGGAGCAACTTGGTTTGGTGATTTTGATAATATTACTAAACTTAGAACTCCTGGTGTTTCAGTAAGTTTACGAGTTCCTGATGTATATGAAATAGTTAGAATTACAGATTCTAAATCGTCAACAACAAATGTAACAACAGCTATGTTGACTGATTCTGCACATGATGTTACAAATAATTATGAATTTGATAACGGCCAAAGAAAAACTCATTATGATCATGCTTCAATAAAATTAAAACGTGGTTATAGTTCACCAACAGGTGGAAATATTTTGGTGCAATACAAATATTTAAAACATTTGGCTGCACCTTCTCCGCAAAATAAAGGGTTGTTTAGTGTTGATTCATATTTAAAAACGGGTTCAAATTTTACATATGATGAAATGTCTAAATTTATAAATGCTGAAGATAATAAATTAATTTCTTTAAGGTCGTGTTTAGATTTTAGACCAACAAGAGCTGTTGCATCTAATACTTTTTTTGGTGCCGCTAATGCTGATCCTGATGAAACAGCTGAATTATCATTTGAACATTATTTAAGTCGAATTGATAAAATTGTTGTAAAACCCTCAAGAGAATTTGGAGTTATTTCAGGCAAATCTTCTGTTTCTCCTATTCCTCCTCCAACAGATGTAAATGATATGTTAATTTATACATTAACTATTCCTCCTTACACAGAAACGGTAAGAGATATTAACGCTGAGTTTAAAAATAATAAACGTTTTACAATGAATGATATTGGTACTTTTGAAAAACGTATTAAAGGATTAGA